GAGAGAGATTATTTCTTTTCCCTATTAACTCACACTATCATTATAAACTGTCAAGAAGGACAGGTCTAGGACAGTTTTGGGACAATTTTTCAGGCTAGCTTTGTATTTAACCCAATAACTCCCCACAGCAATACAGATAACTCTTCAATCCCTCTAGCGATGTAACGTTTGATGGTACGAACATCTGGTTTTTCAGGAAATGATTCTGCAATCTCTTCTAAGGTTTCTCCGTCAATATAATACCTGCGCATGCATTCACAATATTTGAATTGCTTGTCGCTACACTTCTCAGCATAGATATCGAGCATGTTATTTACATGTCGCATCATCAATGCTGTTTTTTCTTTAGATTTAACAATCGCATTCACTTTCACAATGCTTTTATCGTCAAACATATCAATCAACAGTTCATTGAGCCATATATCTTCGGCTTGTGTCGAATCCGAGATAGCATTGTCTACATATGACTGTAATTGACTATAATGCTTTAATAGCTTGATCGTGTTGTGTCGAAGTTTACGACCTAGCTGTGCATTTTCTTGCTTTGCTAATTCATAGTAGGTTTTAGTAGCCACCTCAGTGGCCAACCTAGTAATTTTTTCAATTTCGCATTCATTCAAATGCATCTCCCCCTTTACGCTCTATTTTAGTCCGTATTGTGTTTTATTCCAACTTTATGAAGATTCACTCATTAACGCATTAAAACGTTCTTATACATATGAAATTTTGTTTTTTATGGCTATTAGCGACTATAGGAATATACTCATATGTTCTGTGATATGTACAATCACAAAATCATCATCGTCATTTACAATCTCATCAGCCATAGTCCCGATGAATTTCCTATTATCGTTTTCTAGCACTCCTGCAGCTTGTAGTCCATCAAGAATAAATTTCTTAGCAAAAGCTACATTATCAGGATCATGCCTGGTTGATGAGTGCCATTCAAATAATAGGTCTACTTTCCCCTTAACCGATTCTATCTGTTGTGATAGACATTGTTCTTTGACTTGCTCGGTGCATTTCTTTTTCATAGCGGCGGCTGCTATAGTAGAACCACGCTCACAGTCAATATACTCATTTAGCGTTGGGAACCGGTTATGGGTTTTCTTTCTAAACCTAAACTGACATCGTAGGAGAATCTTCATCGGTGTGATTCTCCATTGAATATAGCCTCTTTATACTCCCCTCGTAAGCGGTCATATATCCTTTGACTATAATTTTCTGCAGTCCAGGTCTCGCTATAATTCGTCGTAAGAATTATAGGCTTCATTCGGTTGTAGCGATCAATAATAACACTTTCAACCTTAGATGCTACCCAATCAGACTTGGAATACTCCGCACCAAAGTCATCGAGCAATAACAATGGGATATTCCGCAGTTTTTGCTCAAAGCTTAGATAAGCCACATTATCACCTTTAGATAGTGTAAGCATGGTGTCTAATAGATTAGGCATCGAAATCATGAGGCATCCTTTACCTAATGCCATAGCTTGTTTCAAGATACTCACCGCAATCGATGTCTTGCCGGTACCAGCTGGGCCCCTTAATATGAGGCCCTTGCCAGAATCAAGATTAGTTTTCAGATTATCAGAGTACTTTTTAACTACTCCGTAAGCTTCAGCATTCTCTTTTGGAAAGCTACCGTGTTTGCGCAACCACTCAAAATCCATATCGTAATACCGCTTAGGAATTCCAACTGCAGCATAGGTAGTATTAACATTAGTTTGAATGACTACTGGTTTATCATAAATTGGATAAAAGAACTCATTTTTTACCGTGTACTCTTTCATATTCTGCTTGCCAGTCAACTTGCTCGTCTTTTCTCGAAGAGCCTCTATTGCTGCTGTTACGTTTAGTGGTTCCAAAATCTTTATTCACCTCCTTTTTTAAATTCCCTGCTGTGACAGTTTCAACATACTTGATACTATTACCCCCGTTATCGGCCGTGGTATTGATAGCAACAATAACTCGTTCCTTACCATATGATTCAACTAGATCATCTAACCGCTCTTTAATAGCAGGTGATACAACTCCAATTGATTTCATATACAATTCGTAAATAGGTTTATTTTTTACTTCATCATCGTCAAACATAGATAGAGGATTTTCATCTTCACGCGCGCGCGTATCTCTCTCTATATTATTAATTTCCTTTCCTTTCCTTTCCTTTTGTTCGTTTTGTTCAACGACCGTTGAAGTTCGTTGAACGACCGTTCGATTTTGTTCCTTTTTTCTGCGAGCTTCACCACTTTTAATGCCTGCGAGCCTACGTTGTTCCTGCTTTTTCTCAAATTTACTTCTTCGCTCTTCTTGTCTGCGAATTAAACTAGGAGACCAAAAATACTCGTCATCACATTCGAGCAATTCAAAATCATAAATTAACGAGTTTACGAACAAAAATGATTTATTTGAACAAAAGAAAGTGCGTTCGTTTTCGTTCAACGGTCGTTCGTTTTCGTTCAACGGTCGTTCGTTTTCGTTCAACGGTCGTTCGTTTTCGTTCAAAATTCCTAACTCTTTATCGAGAGCTATAAATGTGTATTTTTTAAAAGGCAGTCTGTAGTCCTCAGATGAAGCTAGTTTTTCAATTAATTTCCACCACCAGGCATATGAAATAGTCCCAAATTCTGACTCCATTGCCACAATTTTAGGATCATTGCTCGCATTAACATCGTGGCTGAAGTAATATACATCCTTGGCCATTCATCATTCCTCATCTACAAATAAATTGTCCTGGGCTCGATGTCCCATAATAAATTTCACGCATTCATCGATTAAGTCTTGAACAGAAATAGCGAATGTAGAGTCTGCATACTCAACATTTAACCAATCTGTTTTGAATTTAAACTCGTTAGGAGTGTTCATATCAGACACGATACCTTCAACACCAACCTTGTTAATAAGACCTTCAATGTCGCCATACTTAAATTTGAATGTGTTTACCAAAAATGGAATTTTAAATTCTTCCAGAAATTCGAAGTTCTTCTTCACAATAGACTGCAGTTTACTAAATGCTTGCAGAAGTTCAGGACGTGGATCATCTTTGGATTTTAGAGTAAATACATCCGTAAGACCTGTGGCAGATGGTTTCTGATAGGCAATACTAATATCGTTATCTTTAATTTGAATTGATTTAATGATCATAGGGGACTCCTTTCTGGTTCTACGATTACTAATTTGCCAGTAGCAGCTTGAACAGCTTGTTTAAATATTTCTGCATCTGAGTTGCTGTCAGATAAATGTAGTAGCCGTATGTCTTGACACTTAGTTAGGTCCATCGATTTGAGGAATTTAATAACGTTTTCTAGTGAAAAATGAGATTGAATTAACCGTTCCATTCGCTTTTCATCTAAATAACCAGCTTCTACTTGTTGATTTAGGATTTCATAGGAATGATTACATTCAACCATGATATGATCAACATCTTTGAACGTATATCGGCAGTAATAGGTGTCGGTAATATATAAGAGTTTATCTTCACCGTCAGAAATTAAAAATCCAACATTAGGAACATCATGTTCTAATTCAAAAGGTAGAATACTAAAATTACCTATCGTAAATTGAACTTTTGGGGTAATATAGATGGCTTTGTGATGTCCTGCTACATATAATGCGTCTGCAGTATCTTTTAACATATATACACGATGGCCAATCTTTAATAAATCATGGACAGCTTTGCTATGATCTCCGTGTTCATGAGTGACTAATACCCCACATAGATGCAGAAAGTTAAATCGACAATACCGTTGAATTTCTTTAAAAGATAACCCTGCATCCAGTAGCAGTTCATCACCATTGGTTGAAGTTTTGATTCGGTAGCAATTCCCTTTGGAGCTACTACCGAATGCTTGAATGCTAATCACAATTAATCACCGAACATACTGACTGCTTCGCCAGTTTCAGGATTAACGAACTCACTGGCAGGGTCAGGATCGATGTCAAGGGCTTCGGAATTTGCATTATTAGCGATTGTTTCTGCTACATCTGATTGAACATCGATAGTTTCACCTTCAAAATCAGGGGTGAGTTCGCCATTATTATCACGAATGACGGCGCCATCTACAGAGATTGCATTAGCCATGCTCTGCATTTCGACTGATAGAATGCCATATTTACTTAATAAACGTTTAAGTACTGTTTTGATGGCCATTGCGTCAAAGTCAGTTTTCCAAAGGCCAAAACCCCTTTTGTATGTTTGAGAATACTTTATAGCGTGTGCTTCAGCATCTTCTTTAGACATATATAAATACTTTTCAAAGCCATTAATGAGCTTGAAATAAGCGATGTAGCCAACTACATTATTACCAGTTCGCTCACCCAATTCGAATTCGCCTGTAAGTTTATTATGGTGTTTAATTTCGCCTTCGTAGATTTCACTAGCATTAATGGTCTTATATTGACCTGTGCGCATGGCCAACTGGATATACCCTTTGTAACCCATTTGAAATTGAGCTTCATTAATTTTCTTCTTGCTATTGTAGAAAGGAACAATATAAGCAAACCCCAGATTTTGGTTAATTGGAAGATCTAAAGTGGCTGCCATCACACCTGCAGTAATAACTGTAGTAGGGTCTGCTTTTGATAAAAGTTCATTATTATTAGATACAGAAATCAAGCTGGACACAAAGGCCGCTGATTTTTTACCCAAGATTTCATTAAAACGTTTCTTTACCGACTCACTAGACACCATAGTTTTAAGCGATGGTGTTTGAGTTTGTGCTTTTGTTACTTCACCCATTATGTACCTCCTATGCCACGTTTTCGCATACAGCGTGGATATCTAATTTAGATAAAATATTATGAATTTCTAAACGGCCCTTTTGAGTCCATTTAGTTGTGATTTTAGAGTCTAAGCGACCATCACTTCTGCAGAACGTAAAGGTTTCGGATTTTGTAAACCCTTTAGCCATATGTTGCTTGTAAAGAATCCATTGATCACCGACCTTACGTTGTAGACCAGCTTCATGCAAAATTTTATTTAACTCTTGAGCACTAAGCCCATAATCAGCTGCAATTTGAGTAATCGCTAAACAGGATTTACTTGAGAGAATTTTATCCACGTAATCCTTAACCGGCTTAAACTCCGCAATCTGCTGTTCTTGTTGTGCTACAATTGCTTTCGTTGCATTGTGTAACTCAACTTCATTAGCATAGGCTCTTAACGCTTCAGGCAATGACTTGGGAATATTCATGCTATACGCACCAGTCTTACGAATTTGTGGGATTACTTCCGACGTAACCCATCGTTTAAATTGTTTCGCTGTTGGGAGTTTACTGGATAGTACCAGGGAATAAAGTCCGCTTTCATTAATTAAAATCGTTTCTTTATTTTGATTACCATCAAACACCATTGTCTTTGTTCTATCTTCTTCATCAGTATGTCGGTTTACATCTCGACTACCGTTTTGGTACCCGAGAGTATCAGCGACGTCCTTTGCAACAAACCATAATTCATTATCTTTTTCTAAAATACGAACTTGGCCAAATGTATCGTTCTTAAAAATCTGTAAATCATTCATATCTACACCTCCTCAACAGTTAATTGCGGTTTCGATTCATCAACGATCAACTTAATCGTTTGACTATTAACTGGAACGAATTCAGTTACTGCTTCTGCATTATCGATGAATACCGGAGCATTCACTTTGAAATAACTTGTTAATGCATTAATGATATCTAACCCTACATTAATACGTGCTGCATTATTCATACTGCGGTATGGTACCCCCTTATAGGTAGTTTCGCAGCACTCCTCAATGTTTCCGTTGATCATGACATTAAACATCTTGAATCGCGCTAACTTGAATCTCGAGTTAATGACATCTTCTAGCATATTAACCTTTGCTTTAATGAATTCATCCATTAAGAAGGACGCTTCATCAAGTGCGTTCTTTTCTGCCACTAACTTTTGTTGTTGGTTTTCTAACTCAAAGATTCGATGGTTAATATCATCAATAAGCTTAAATTTATTTAATTCAGTCTCAAGCCCTGCTTTTTTAGACTTCATAGAGCTCAACTCTTCATCAAGTTTAGTAAGTTCTTCAGTATCAGCTCCTGGTTCATCGTCAATCTCTAGTAAGAATAATTGAGCCTTCAAATCAGCATAGACTGGATCATCTTCAAGATTAGGCTCAGAGTATGCCTCATATTCTTTAAATTTAACATTGTAAGCATCGTTATATTGAGATGCCTCAGTAGTTAAACTATCAATCTTTGACACCATAATTTCTTGTTGCTCTTCATAGTTTGCTTTAAGCTTTACTGCACTTTCAATAAGCCCTTTCCACTCCTCAAGCTTCTTAGATTTATTGGCGTTAAACTCTGCCTCGAGAATCTCTTGCTTATCCGCGGGTAGTGCTTGGCCACAAGTAGGGCAAGATTCTTTATTGAATTGTTGTGCGTTAAACGTATCAAATTCAGATTGTAATGTTGCAATGCGTTTAGACTCACGCTCAATTTCTTTGTTAAGTTCGTCTCGTCTATCAGCACATCTATCTCGGTCTACTTCCACCATTTTTAGCTTTGTCAAAGAGGCTTCATATTCGCAGCGTAAGTGTTGTTTTTGTTTATGATAGTCGGATAGCACTTTAGATTTTTGAGCCTCTAACTGGCGATTAATATCGCGGATTTTAGATTCCTTTTCAGTAGAACTAAACCCGTTTTGAATAATTGCCTTTTGCTTTTCAACTTCATCAATGCCAGTTGATAAAGTTTTAATATCACTGATTAGTTTATCTTTATCAGCCATAACTTCAGGTTTATTTCGCACAGCTTCATCAATACGAACCGGAATCATATCAAGTTCTTTATTAATAGCTGTTTTCTTGCTGGCAATAACTTTACGTTGATCATCAACCGTGCGACCGTCTAATAACTCAGCTAAGCGTTTTAAATCTTCCCGACTATTAATTACAGCAGCATCGTCAATGTCGCCACATATTTCAAGAAGTAACTTACGGCGATTTTGCCAGGAGTATGTCTCATTGAAATATAAAGGATTAGTGATTAGTTTGAAGATGTTTTCATCGACAAGTGAACTAACCATTTCTTTGTATTCTTTTTCTTTTTTAGGAACACCATCGACAAAATAATCTGTCGTATGACCTGTGAGGGTAACTTCGCCACCACGAGGGGATGAATACTTTTCACGATACACACGTTTGAGTTCTACTGTGCCACCTTCATCCAAAGTAAAGGTGCCTGTTACTTCGTGATTAACTTTATGAATAGGTTCGCCGCCATCCAGGGTCTTAATTTCAAAATCAGCTCTATCTAGGCTATCTTTGCCAAATAGTAACCAGCACACAGAGTCAAATACAGTCGTTTTACCAGTAGCATTATCACCCCGGATTACGACATCGCCATTAAGATTTATGGTAAAGGATTTTAGCCCTTTAAAATTTAGTAATTCTAATTTTGTGAGTTTCATAGTGATCCCCCTATACAACACTAGCGTCCACGTCGATGGTATGCGGTTCAATCTGTAATTGATTGGCCCATTGCATGACCGTAGAATTAATATGAGCATTCTTTTTAAGCATTTCATTAGCAAAGAGCTTAGCCTGTACTAAGTTAAATATTTGACGCCCTTTCTTCTTGCCCTTATTGGCCAATTCTAGGCATGCAACCGGTTTCATAGAATCGTCGGTAACTAACACTATTGCCGTAGTTCCTTTCATGACTCTATCCCGGTATGAGCCAACACAATTTTTTAACCGTTTACCAGCAGTCATTAATTCTGCTGCAGTTCTTGGGACCATAAAATGCATTCCGTTTACATCCGCTTGTAGTTGAGGAACCTCCGGAAGCATTACGTCGCCGTACCCTTGTTTGTTGTAAATATTAACTACAACATCATGGAAGTCTTTTAACTTGCAATTAGTATTCCAAACTTGAGCTATATACTTACCATTTATTTGACTGTACATATTAACAATATCCCTGATATCTGATGCAGTGACATTTAGCAAATATCGCAATAAATTTCGCTCACCATATCGTTTGGAAAGACCAAGCCACATATTAAGTATTTTTTCAGTCTTAACGCCCATATTCTCATCTAAATGAGCTGCATTAATTATTTTCGCAGATACATCATCGAACCCTTTTTCTCGATTAAGAGTCAATATTGTCCTTCGATTATTTTCATCTTTAAAAACATTCAGCATATCTGATAGCTTAACAATCATAGGGTCATTAACCATCATGCTACGCAATAATTTACTATCAGGAGCTCGATGATAAATTCGCAATGCTTCTAAGAATCCCGTCCCCTTTTTAGTCATAGCTAAAACCGAATCATAAAAATGCAGATCTCTTATAGAACCAATCCAATAGCGTGAAGTCCATTTAATGTTGCTTTTAATAATTTTAGTGACAGCAGGCATGTCAGGAGCGCTGAGCTTTAAGATCATATTAACCAGCATAGAAATCCCATATCCGCCATATTCACTAATCGAATGTGGGATATAAACATCTTTTACTTTATATCCACACTGTTCTGATAAGCGCTTTTCAAACGTTATGCGCAGACTTTTGAGGAGTTTGGCCAAATGTTCTTTATTAACTCCATGAACTGCATATGATTTCCCTATGTATTTTAAAATTGGCATAATCGGATTATCATACTCACGAATATAATCGACTGTGAGTTCATGTTTTCTCTTATCTTCATCGATATAAAAAGCTTTTCTGGCTTTGAAATCAAAACGCAAAACCTCTTTATAAGAGCCATCTTCAGACGTTCCATCCCAAAATAGCTGAATACCTTTATATTTAATACGAAGATCGAGGAAGTCTTTGCAATTAACGACTTCAAAAAACATTTCTTTAGGAAATAATTCCTCGTCATCATAGGTTAATATCACTTTGTGTACATATGGTTCGGAGCGAGTTCCACAATTAGGACAAACATAAGATTTCGCACCTGTATAATATCCGCAGCCCATACTATATTTGCGATTCCATATGCCACCAAATGTGTGATCGCAATCACAATGGTGAATTGTTGTGTAAGCAGCATCATAATGTTTTTCAATTATGATGCTATCGAACATTTTGCGGATATATAAACTTGACACAGTTTCCACAGAACACCACCGCCTTAATCGTCAAACATAGCAAAGAGGTCAGCGTTATCTTCTACACTAGGCTCAACCGTTGCCTGTGTTTCGGCTGTAGCAGGTTCATTATCAACTGGCGTAGATTCTTTAGCTGTTTTAGACTTACGGGTACGCTTTGGCTTTTCTTCCTTTGCCGCATCTTCCGTTTTTTCTTTAGGTGTAGCTGTCTTAGGTGGCTCTACTACATCAAAAGCTTTTACAATGGCATTAGAGGCTTTCATAACATTTTCGGTATATGCAATGCCTGCTTCGTATTCTTCCGTATTATCAGGATCAAGTTCAATTGCCTTATGCAATGCGTCTAGCGACTTTTTACATATATCAGCTTGCGCTTTGAATTGTTGCTTAGCCATATTATTCCTCCCCTGCCATTACTGTTTTTAAATCAGTGATGATATCATCAGTCAAAGCATCACTAGAAATTTTCCCTACGATGCCATGTTTTTTAAACACTGTAAGAACTTTACCAGCGCGAACCTTATCTTCACCCATCCAATCCTTCATTTCTTTATAAAATACTTTTTTATCTACTGGTTCAGCAGTTACATCTAATGCTACATCCTGTTCCGGTGTTTCTGTTGTAGTTGATTCGTCAGTCGGTGTTTCAACAGGAGCAGGTTCTGCTACAGGTTCTTCTACCTGTTCAACCTTTTCTTCTTTTTTATCTGTTACTAACTTACCTTCAAAATCTGTTACAGGAACATCCTTTTGCGCTGGTTCAACTTCAACAGGTTCAGGCTGTTGTTTTGTATCTACTTTTTTTGCAACTTCAGACGCCACTACTTCAATATCGATAGTCTCGCCAACCGTTACTGTAGGCGCTTCAACATTAGAGCAATTACCGCAGCATTGGTGATTTAATCGTTCGTTCCAGTCTGCTACTTGCACTGCTAAATCGTCCAATGTGTTGAATTTAATAGTTAAGATATTTTGATTTTCCATGATAGTTTCTCCTTTAAAATTTGAATAATAACTCGCCATCAACTAGCGTTCCAGTTACCATCTTGGGAATGCCAAGTTCTTTAAGCTTTTTGATTACGTGACTACTTTTAGTAATATAAATAGTGTTTTGTTCAATTTGCTTTGCTGTTGGTTTAAAAATATGAGATTCTGTTTTTAACGCAGGGGATACACAAATCGCTTTATTGTGAACGTCTATACCAACTCTAAAATATTCAGGACCTTTTAACTTTCTATAAGCAGCTAATGAAAGCTTGATATAACTATTAGTTACAACAATTGCTACTGTATCTACTGCATGATGCTTTCCTTTATTATCAGCAAAAAAACTGAAGTCAAATGTATTTACAGATGGCAATGATTTTTTAGATTTTATTTCAGGCATATTAGCTCCTCTTAAAACTTAAATATTAGCTTTTTGGAATCACCTTCGATGATCACGTCCCCACTAATATTTTTAGTAATACCTAATTCTGTTAACTCTTTTAATACAACTCTCGCCCTTGAGATAATGATTTTAGATTTTTGTAAAGCAGCTTTAGGTGGATAAATAGCTGCTTCATTATTCTTTTCTAAAACAGGATATACATGAATTTCACGAGCTAATGTATCAATCCCAACTCGCAAGCCTTCAGGTCTACCAATTGCGTTATATGCGTCTACACTTAATCCGCAAGCTGAGCCCCATACGTTAAATCGCACTTTAGGGGGCACACGCCCAGAGCGGCTAAAAAAATTAAAATCTATATTTTTATTAACAGTTGGCATGATTGCCTCCTTATGTGTTACAATTTAACTGGTTAATTTAATAGTGGGTTGTACTTGTTCCAGCAAGTGCAGCCCTTTTTCTTTGTTTTGCCCTCATTCGCAAATGAGAGGTATGGCAGTCCTTACATACTGTAACCACCTTTCCAATAACGGTATTGTAAAGACTGTAGGTAATATTCGGGGTAAGCTTGTACCCACAGTGATAACATCGTTTTACCATTTCACTAACATCTCCCCTGTAATCCACCAGTAGAAAATACCTACTGCTAAATATAAGAAACACGATCCGACAATAAAGCCCTCTATAATATCAGCTAACTGTGGAGCCATAGCAGCACGTCTAAGCTCCCGTTTTTCTTTATATGTCATCGCACTCATCTTGGTTTTCACCTCCTCTTTCCCCTACCTTCATAGATGGGAAATCAAAATCTTTAACCCATTATTCATCGTCCTCCACAATTTGCTCAACTACGATATCATCAACAGTAACGCTAATGCGGAATCCTTGTGCTCCGTAAGCACTCATCATAGTTTGCAAGCTATAGATAGCGTTCATAACGTCTCCACTGATTTGATTTAAGAGGCGATCCGATTCGATTGCTTTTAAATGTGCAGCCATTGCTGTTTTGTTTACTGGAATTTCAGTCATAGTTAAAGTCTCCTTTATAACATCATCATTGATAAAATAGATGCTACTGCAGCTGCAGCTAAACTTAAATTCATTCCTGCATCAATCCATGTCATGATTAATTCCTCCTAGTGAATATTTGCAGCTTTAAATTCTGCATCGATAATTTTTATATCCCAACCTAGATTGTGCATTAGATAAGTCTTAAAGCCTTCCTTATCTATTACAAAGGCTCTTGATTTCTTGCCTGGTGACTGCCATGCATAGGCAAATGGGAATTTGTCCCTAGCGATACATTCTCGTACCGCAGTTAGTGTCCATCCGAGAACAGTGGCCATTTGGGATACGGCGATTGTCTTTCTAACCATAGTTACACCTCCTCTCTACTGCCACTAATGTTGTTGGTGGCTTTTTACTATTCATTTGATTTCACCTTTTTGTTTTATTTTCATCATTTATTCATGTATAATATTTTTTGATAGGATAATGACATATGCTGAACTACTTGGTAACAAGTAGAAGTAAAGGATAAAAAGCCTTTACGATAACATCTTGGTGGTTCAACCACAATTAGAAATTCTTAAAAATACAAATAAAGTTATTTCTATGATTCAATCTTCTGCAAATACTCCATTTGCAAAAGCATTTGCTCTTAATACTCAAACACAAGGAGCATTAGCATTAGCTCAAAATGTAGCTAATAGCCCAACGCTTCAATTAGAGAAATCTTCTGCTATTTCTCGATTACGTGATTTTGGTTTAAGAAAGGATGTTTACACGTCCCATTAGTAAGTAATTACTAATTGCAAATTGGGTGAATTCAAGGAACCTCCTGCTGCAACAGGACAACCTTGAGCCAAGACAAAGTAAATGCCTTGTATACTTTGTAAGGTGCAACGCATAGATGGTGAGGAGCATTACCAATAATCCATCCACGAGCGCCCAATATCCTATCTATTGCCACTAACTTTTGTTAGTGGCTTTTACTTTTTTACCGTTGCTTTATCTTTCAAATACGCTATTACATCAGTCATAATATTTTCCACATTTGTGATCGTTAAGCCATGTGGTATTGCTATGGAAATCATTGCGTCTACTATGCTCTGGTGCGTTGCTTTTGTAATGAGTTTTACTATTTTCATATTTCCTCCTATCTTCATAATCTGCTTTATATTTCGGACAATCAAGTTAAAAAAATTTGCTCGAGTGTAAGTTCCGTTGACAAAGCCTTCTTAATTTTAACCGTTTCAGGGAATGTAAAAGGGCGCTTACCATTTAACTTTTCATTCAGTGTCTGATATCGAATTCCTGTTTTATTGGCTAAATCTTTTCGCGTCCAGCCCTGTCTAGCCATTTCGGCATTAAGGTTTGGGAACATAAATTCACCTCCCTACTTGTAGATATGAGTTTTAACATCAGATGTACGATATTTCGTTCATCTTTATGGCTTTATTGTAGCTTTATATTTCGGACAAGTCAAATAAATTTATGTTGAAATTTCGTTTAATTATATTTAATGTTTGAAATTTCGGTTTTATATATTGAAATTTCGAACACTAATTGATATTATACAAATATAGGTTATTTAAATAGGAGCTTCTAAAATGACTAGAGAAGATTATTTGAAAGAGAAAATCAAAGAACAAGGTACCCAGCGCGAATTTGCTGCTAAAATAGGAATGCCCTCTTCTACATTGTTTTCCATATTAAGAAATGTTGGCGGCGCATCGATTGATAACATCATAAAAATTTGTAAAGGGTTAAATATAAGTCCTGATGAGTTAGCTGAAATTGGTGAGGAAATAACTATTCCAAGTGAAACGAAGGGCTACTACACCGACCCTGAAGCAGCCGAATTTGCGGAATACCTACGCACACGTCCAGGGGCTCGTATGCTCTTCTCTGCCGCTAAAGATATAAGTAAGGAGGATTTAGAAAAAGCTGTTGAATATATAGAATTACTCAAACTTAAGCACAAATAAGATATATAAATAACGGGAGGTTTATATGTTTTTCTTTTTATTTGATGAAGATAAACCCGGTACAGGTTCGTATACATCGCCTTTTGATTCGATAAAGCAACTTGATGATGAAGGCAATGAGTATTGGTATGCTAGGGATTTGCAAAGATTATTAGAATATACTGAATACAGAAAATTTTTACCTGTTATAGCCAAAGCTAAAAAAGCATGTAAAAGCAGTGGTCATATAACTTCTGACCATTTCGCCGACGTGGGCGGAATGGTTGAAATCGGAAGTGGCGCAACAAGAAACGTCGATGATATTAAATTGACAAGATACGCCTGCTATTTAATCGCCATGAATGGCGACCCTCGCAAAGAGGTCATTGCTTTAGCACAGACCTATTTTGCTGTAAGAACTCACGAACAAGAAACCTTAGAGCGGTACGACAAAGATATAAAACGGCTGGAGGCTCGCGACCAATTAAAAGAGTCAGAAAAGCGACTTTCACAAAATATATACGAGCGCGGAGTTGATAATAAAGGCTTTGCACGCATTCGCTCCAAAGGTGATACTGCATTATTTGGAGGGCATTCTACACAAGCTATGAAAGACAAACTTGGGGTTAACCCTACACGTCCTCTAGCTGATTTTCTTCCCACTGTAACAATTGCAGCTAAAAATCTAGCAACAGAAATGACGAATCATAATGTTGAACAAAACGATATGTATGGAGAAGAGCCTATTACAGACGAACACGTACAGAATAATTCGACCATTCGTGAAATGCTAGCGGAACGCGGAATTAAACCAGAGGAACTGCCAGCAGAAAAAGACTTGAAGAAAATCGAACGTAAAATTAATAAACATTTAAAGTCTATTGATAACAATCCACAAAATAAAAAATGACTTTAAAGGGGAGCGTGTTATATTGGTTGTAAATTTGATATACTGCGACTTACCACATGCCAATGCTGTGTCAGAGGAATGTGAAGATGTAGATACTCATAACATCTACATAAACAAAACTCATGATCGCATGAGAGAGGAAATTAAACATGAATTAAGTCATATCATTCGTGATGACTTTTATGTTGATCATCACGTTAATTTAGTCGAGCGTATGGTTAGGATGTCTCAAATTGAAGATAGTGACCTTAACGGAATCGACTTTTATCATCACATTATTTAACTATATAACTGGGGAGATGTTATTATGTTTAGAGTTTTAAAACTCTTATTTAAATGTACTGTAATTAACTTTGAAAACAACTCAAATGACATTTCACCTTTTAAAAAAATTTTTAGTAGAAAAATAATTCACGTTAATTTATTTACAAAGTGAGGATATGAAATGTCAGGAATAATTGAAAGCGTACATATTGCACGCTTTAGGAAATTTAATGATGTGACAATAAAATGTGGACAGAAACTTACTGTAATTACAGGCCAAAATGGAACTCAGAAAACTACGCTTTTAGGATTATTAGCTCACCCATTTTCGATGACTGTAGACCCAAAAAAGAAAGATATAGATCCTTTATTTGAATTTAAAAGTACAAAGACTTTATTTGGGAAAAAGTTCGAATCTAAATTTTCAGATAAATTTAAACTTGATGAAACCCATGAATCAGTTAAGGGACACGAATATACACTTTATTTTTCCAATCCCAACATTGGAGACAACGGCTCTTTTACTTTAGAGTCGATGCAAAGGGATAAAAAAAATAATAAATTACGGTTATGGAAAAAAGGATCTCGTTCTTCTGGTGATGGCTATATAACCCTTCCTGTCATTTATTTGAGTTTGAAAAGAGTTACCCCAATTGGCGAAGAAGGCCGGATAAAAAGTCTATCTCTTGCAATTGAAGATGAGGATACACGGTTACTGGTCAAAGAATATAATGATATATTATTTTCAGCTAACTCGAATATAGAAGACGATAAAACTAATCAACTAGACTCTAGTAATAAAAAGCAATTAATTGTTCATCCCAACACATATGGTCCATTAACTATATCTGCCGGTCAAGATAATGTAGGTAGTATTTTAACCGCAATCTTATCATTTAAAAATTTAAAAGAACAATTCCCTAATGAATATAAAGGAGGCCTATTATTTATTGATGAAATTGAGTCAACATTATTTCCAGCAGCACAAACAAAATTAATAGAAAGACTATTTTCATATGCAAGAGATTATAATATACAAATTTTTTGCACAACTCATTCTGCCTCCATTATAAAAATAGCTTTAGATGAAAGATATAAAAACGATGTTGTCGTTAACTATTTGAAATCTATAGATAATAACATAAAAATAGAAAATGATTTAACCTACGAACAAGCTATCGCTCATCTTTCATTAACAGTAATAAAAAATGAACAAAATATAAAACCAAAGATAAGGGTATATTCTGAAGATAATGAAGCTCGACTGTTTTTGAAAGCGCTACTTCCAGCAAAATATTATAAACTTCTAGATATTATAAATGTAAATCTTGGAGCAAATGAATTAATTAGACTAAAAGACTGCAAAATTCAGGAGTTTTCTAATAATATGATTTTATTAGATGGTGATAAACAAAATGCTTCTAAAAATATCTTATGTTTGCCTGGGTCTTTTGGACCAGATAGAATCCTGTATGATTTTTTAAAAGATTTATCAGAGTCAGATGAATTTTGGTCTGACAATATCTCGACTGGAGGTTATAGTAGGCAAATTTGTTTTAAAGATTATGGGCAGCCCCCTATTGATCCTCATGGGGGGCAATTAAGAGAATTTTATAAAAATTGGTTTCAAAATCAATTAAAAAATAAATATTGGGGTAAATCTGATTGTGATGCATTTAAAAAATGGAAAAAAGATAATCACAAAGTTTATGAGCGTTTCGAAAAACACTTTATAAAAGTATATAACTACCTTGCCGCTAAAAATAAGCTTCCACAAATTGAATAGGTATGGCCAATTACCAAGATAATAGATATAATAAATGAAAGGAGGTGTATTCTATGCCTGTAACAAAGTCGATTCTACGCTACCCTGGTGGCAAAACCCAACTTTCTAAATTTGTGAGCAATCTTATTACTATCAACAAAATGAAAAAAACTATATATTGTGAACCGTTTTCCGGAGGCTCCGGTATTTCGATGGAATTGCTATTAACCAATAAAGTTGACTCTATCATACTAAATGACCTTGACCCATCTATTTACTCTATTTGGTTTGCGATATTACACGATACGGATAATCTCATCGACGCAATACAATCAATGCACATCACAATGGATGAATGGTATCGCCAGAAAGATATATACTCTGAGCTAAAAGACATCCCAGTCTACGACTTCAGATTAGCAGTATCAGCTTTATTTCTTAACCGAACAAATCGAGGGGGAATCATCACCGGCGGACCAATTGGAGGGCGCGAGCAAAAATCAAAATACTCCTTAGATTGCAGATTTAATAAAGCTGGTATCGTTAAGAAGATACATGCAATAGCCTCACATCGCCATAGAATACGCCTGTATATGTCAGATGCTAAGGACTTAATTAAAGATGTGCTATTACAAGAGAGCGCGGAGCAACTATTTACATTCTTTGATCCACCATACTATAAGCAAGGTCAAGCTTTATATAAGAATGCATTTAATCACAATGATCATGTGGCGTTATCTGAGGCTATCAAAATGATGAACAAATACAAATGGATTGCCACATACGATGAATGCCCTGAAATCCAATCAATCTATACCGATTATCGCTTATTTACATATAAACTAAGATATTCAGTTAATCAATTCCGCGAAGCAAACGAGTATCTATTTGCTAGTCCTACAACAAAGCTAAAATCTTTCGATAAAGTCAAATTAACTTAGATAAAAAAATAAGCCCTCACCGTAGTGAGGGCTATTAAAAACTACATACCTTAGAGGTACTTCATTTTTACTCCAATATTATTATATCACATAAAACCTCTAAGGCTTATTTCTTATATCCAAATTTTAGCCAAGGAGGTTATTTTTATGGCAAAAAAGAGAGCTGATGGACGATACCAGGTATCGAAAACCATCAACGGTAAGCGTAAATTCTTTTATGGCCCCACTAGGAAAGCGGCCATAGAAGCCATGGAGAAATACGTAAATACAAATCAAGCATGTGCTAATTTCGACGATACTATTTCATTAAACACCTGGATTAATATATGGTTGAATCTAAAGGAAAAGACTATAACCCCTGCAACATATCAAAGCTATACAGGAATTATCAATCGTTATATCAGAGATAAAATCGGCAGCGTAAAGTTAGCCGAAATTAAACCTAATACATTACGATATGTCTTTGAATCAATGGATGGATTGTCATCAAGGACTATATCATATACCATGACAATTCTAGGCTCCATATTAGAGCAGGCGGTAAAAGATGACATCATCCCTAAGAACTATATGAAAAACATAGACCGACCAAAGCAGGTTAAAGTTCGGCATATGGTAACGTTATCTGTAGATGAGGTTAAAAACTTCCTATCCAATATATCTAACGTAGAGCATCATGCACTATTTAAATTAGCATTTGCAACAGGTATGCGACGGTCTGAATTATTAGGCTTACGATGGTCGGATATCGATTTCAAGAAATCAACTATATCCATTTTACAAACAGCCCTCAAAATCGGATCTACTGCAGTTATATCCAATACAACCAAGACCACATCCTCAAAACGGATAATTGCCATTGATACGGAAACACTCCAGGAGCTTATGAAGCATAAAACAGTCATAGACAAGCGTAGAATTAAAACCATGAACTGGATTAATAATAACCTTGTATTCCCTGGTATAAAGGGTGCTCCTCGCTGTCCTGATGAGGTCAGCAAACTATGTAAGAAATACGCCAGTTTAATCGGTAAGCCCGCTTTTACTATGCATGGTACTAGACATACCCATGCAACCCTACTAATCAAAAATGGAGCAAATATAAAAGCCATACAGGAACGTCTAGGGCACGCATCATTTCAAGAGACGATGGATACCTACTCACATGTGACCCCTAAAATGGAAGATGACATCGTGGAACGTATCTCTAAAATATTCTGATGTCAAAATGATGTCAAACCACGCAAGACTTTATGATGTCAAACAAAAAT